CACCGGATGTACCGGCATTATTCCGTTGGAAGATCGAAATGTTAGCGCCCACATAAGATTTAAGCTAACACCCCTCCGAGCTAGTCGGAGCACCACACCCTGTTTTGAGGTCAGGGACCACCGGGTTTTCCCAGTGTTCTACTCAGGTAAGAACTCTTCACCCCTATCCTTTTAATTCCGGGAGGACGAACGTGTATGTACCAACTTTGTTACTTGGGGATACCTAGGTGACCAACCATCTTTGGCAACGAACCCAATTGGCTTAGAAGAACACACTGAGCTGCATGTCTCTATGCGGGTGCTAGCCGCTTTCAGTCCGATAAACTGCATGCTATATTCACCCATATACTCTGGGTGTTGACGGGTATTTTATTTTTGTACTTTTATCGATTTTAAATTGTTTTTGTGTTTATGCGTATGCTGCCCGCATACGATAGGGCACTAGAGGAGGATTGGTGTGAATCAATTTGGTTACTCTATCACGAATCAATTACTTAGTGATGGTGTTGTCCAACTGGGTCAATATCAAGTCTAAGGTGGTTGTACCCACCAATGTAGTACCAATGGTAATCACTATGTTGGACGCACTGTTAGTAGCAGTACTTGCGAACACTGCTGTTAGTGTGGATGCTGCCAATGTTGCTCCGGTATTAAATGTAGGATTGCTAGCATTGGCAAAAGTGTTTTGGCCCGCTGCTCCAGTATAGGAAATAGTGGTAGAACTTGCTGAAGTACCAGCATTATAACACAAAGTGAGCATCCAGATAGCAAGTGGAGGGGAAGAAAACGTGATAGTGGTGCCTGTGACAACAACACTAATTGAGCCTACAATGTAGTTTTGTATTGTGCCAAGGGGACTAGCAGTGGTAACAGACGTTCTATAAGCGTGATATGAGGCAATCTGACCTCCGTCACCTATAGTTACTGGCAATCGTGGTTTGATGAGCTTGACTTTATAAGTGACCCAAAGTTCACCTAAATTGATTCCAGCTGCTTGCATTCCAACGGTGGCAATGGTAAAATTACCAAAATCTGACCACCTAAGGTCAGCGCCAGTTGATGCACCCGTTCTGATATACAACTGCTTTACTGGAGTTCTGTCACGTTTGCATTCAATAGCATGTTCCATGGAAACACTGGGTTTACAAGAAACAGCCAAAGAATAATTTTCCATTTGTTGTTTGGTTGTAAATATTGGCTTGGTTGGGTCATACTCTGTGGCCATAATTACCGTACCTAAAGAGGTATTAGAGCTCCCAACACTATTGCCAGAATTACTAATGAAATAAAAGACCATGCCCTGTATGTCATATTCCTCATAGTTTGCTGCGATTGAAGATAACCATGGGAAAACTGACGACTGGCCTGGGTTCAAAGGGAAGGTGGTGGAACTAAACACAGTAGGTGTTCCAGTACCTGAGTAAACATCCATTATGAATTCTCGTTTCACAACCATAATGGAATCTGTGGGTGCGAAACTAGCAGCAAGAACAGCATTAGTTTTGACATTACGTCTATTACTAACCCGGTAATCACCAGAACCGGTTAAATACCCAATTCCATTTCCAATCGCCCCACCTAACGAAGTACCAATGACGGCTCCCATCGGACCGCCAATAAATCCACCAATTCCGGCCCCAGCAACAGACCCAATCGTCTGAACTGGTCCTATAATGCCGGCCTTCTGTCTCAGTGCATATTGCTTATTTCTCATATCTGTAAAAGATTCTTTCTTTGCCTTTGATGGCATATTTGTTTTCGATTTGTTTGTCATTATATTGGATACCGCATGACAAACGGGACTGTACATCACTGGGAAACTACAAGGGACCTCCGTGCAGTCTCTTGGCATTTTGTTTAGCACTAAAATAATAGTTTTGGGGAATTACTCCCAGTGACCCAATGGCTGCTTAAGGCAGCCACTCTGACTATAATGGAAGTTGGCTATACCGGTACTCATCACTATGTTCACAACCAAGGTTAATATCAGCATAAAATGCTTCAACCGCCTCTTGCTCTGCAGGATTAATACCGAAAGCCAACCAAAACGAATATCGTGTTTCCGGAAGGATATCTTGGAACTTTCTTTCCATCTTCGTACCATATCTCCCAATGTAATCACCGTCTCCCACATTTCCAATAGGCTTCGCTCCAGCGGCTGCCTCCACATAGGACTTGTAGAAAGATTGTAATATTGGGATGCCACCTGTCTTGGACATTCCTCCAAGACCCACAGCAGCGAACCACCTTTCAGCGATGGTTTTGTTGATTAATGGCACCAAAGAAACCGAGTCTTTAGGTATGCTCTTATACGGACTTCTAACCATTATGTACCCTTCCTTCGTGTATATCGGTTGGCATTGGCAAAACTCAATTTGCTCAATCTCGTGCACTGGCTCTTCAAAAACCATGGTGATACCCATGTCTTTAAACCAGTCCACTGCACCATCTAACATATGATGAAGATGCCTAGAATCAAATATTAAAACACAATCATCCCCATCATTAACCAATGACGCAGGAAACCCTTTCCATTTCATGAACGAGTGAACCAAACTACACATTATTAAAACGTTTCCAAGCGATGTGTTAACGTCGCCAGACATTCTGGATGTGGTTTGGTATTTAATACTGAATTCTTTAGCATACATAGTACATTTATTAATGATTTGTAGGCGTAATAGCATACGTAGCTCCTTATTTCCGGGATAAAACGTCTGATAAATGTAATGCTCAAACTCCAGGGCATAGCGGTGAATATGTGCATCAAACCGCGAAGCATCAAATCCTACAGCTACAGGGTTGGCGTACTTGCGCCATTTTTCCTCAATAACTGATCCCCTTTGTGCTTCATTCATGCCCTTCATTACAGTTACCTCCTCAAATAAACTGTCAATCAAATTATAAATTTTCTTTTCTATAGGCTTTATGAACCTACCTAATGACACTGTGTACCTTGGGCCACGTGGTGAAATGACCCGCGGTACCATCATCTTACCTCCTAAGATAACTTTTTCATACTTCAAAAACACATCAACACTTGCATCCCTTGGGGAGAACGCAGATGTCTCAAGTGAATCGCATGCTCGAAGATATGTTCCTTGTTTCGGAGCCTGGTATGACATGGCGAAATCGCGATGCCTCATCGGGTTGCAAAACGTGGAGTTTTTCTTAAAGTAATTGCGGATGTAGAATAAGCTGTCCTCAAAGTGTTGCTTATCAGGGAGAGGGGGTGGTACAAATTGCATTGTCTGCTTATCTTGCACTAGCAACACTCTTTGGACGATGGCTGTCAAAGCAGCGTCAAAAGTATTATTAAAGGTCTGGACGTTGATAGCCGGTGAAACACCAGCTATACAATAAGTACGTCTAGCCTTGGGTTCTTCCCCAGAGTTAATTACCGCTAGCTTGCTATTTTTGGGGATTGTATCCTTTAAAACTGTACAAGGATAACAATTAATAGCCGGTAATAACCTGGGGCCACATCAAGTTTCCTCAGGACGCCTTAAATGGCGTTTCCTAGGGAACAAAGATGTAATGGATTCGAACCATCTCGTATAACGTGGACCGTCTCTCTCCTCCAACCGGTCCAATACCGCCCGTGATGTCCGCAGTTCTCTCGCCTCTATCTCATATCGAGATGGAGTAAAGCACAGTTCAACTGCAGCATCCAATATTTGGGTTATGTGCAACGGTCTCATCCCGATTGAACACATTTCAGTATATAAATATTTCCTCACTACCAACACGTTAGCACGTGTATATCTGTCTAGGAGGAACTTACCTTTAGTCTTAGCAACCAGTAACTGTAAGATTCCTGCTTTGCGTCGCCTAGGTAACACATGTAGATTGCATAGTGCGTCAACATAGTCACAATTGTTGAACAACATTTGTTCATCTGCTGACACCACCACAGGGTTTACTCCTTCAGAGTCACCCAGATCTATTGAGCTGTCCAGCTCACCTACTAGTTGGGTTTGTGGTTTCCGTAACCTGCCGTCGGCGGAAGGGTATGCTGTTACGGTGGAAACACTTTCGTCTTCCAGCACTTCAGTAATCAATGAATCCATAGTCCTCTCGGTGGACTCTGAAGTCATTCTGAAGGTGAATTTTCGTTTGAGTGTTTGCCATATTGTTCTATATCCAGGCACAATTGCGTAGGTTAGCTGATCTCCTACGGGTATAATGGTCAAGCTTGCAACAGTTATTGCAATGATCTCTAGAACTGGCATGATTTAAGGGTGAATGACTTCC